ATGATTTTTGAAATTTTAACGACTTCGATTTTTGGAGGAATTGCCGCAACTGCATTTTTTAAAAAGCAAGGCATGACGACAAATGAAAGCGGAAAAATCCAACGCATCATTTCATTGAGCGGTTTAAATGTGAAGGACGGTAAAAACACTTTGACAACTCAATTGATCCGTAAAAAGAAACATGATTGGGGATGGGAATACAAATACCGGATTCCTTTAGGTCGTTCATTCGATGATTATGTATCTAAATTCCGAACGCTGGAAGATGGCATTAATAATAGAAGAAAGCGTATTTCATTTGCTGATTTTAAAAGTTTACAATTTGATTCAAATATTACTCACCAACTAAAAGAATTGTGGAAGGCCAAATTGACCGAACGAAAGGAAATTGAATTAGATTTTGATGGATTACTGATTATTCGTGTTTACGATAAACCACTACCGCAGCAGGTCACTTACACGCCAGGCATTGATTGGAAAGTACCTGTCGGATTAACGCGAGACAAAAACGCCTTTCGCTACCATGATTTCGAACGCATTCCGCATTTAGTACTTGGAGGCGCTACCCGATACGGAAAAAGTAATTTCCTCAATTCGTTAATTGTCAGCTTATTGCAAAGCAATCCAGAACACGTTCGATTCTTCCACATCGATTTAAAAGGCGGTATTGAGCTTTGCGATTACGAATCGATTAAACAGACGTTATCAATCGCATACGAGCCAGAAGAGGCCCTCCACACATTACAGACAGCTTATTTGAAAATGAGGGAAATACAGCAGCTAGTTAAAAGCAAAGGTAAAAAGAATGTACAGGAAGCAAATATTAAGGAACGATATTTTGTCATTGTAGATGAAGTCGGAGAGTTGAATCCTCAAGAAGCAGTGACAGCTGGAGAAAAACGGTTAAAACAAGAATGCCAGACGATTATGTCTCAAATTGCTCGACTTGGTGCCGGTCTTGGTTTCCGTTTAATTGTTGCTACTCAATACCCTACCGGCGATGTAATACCTCGACAAGTTAAGCAAAACAGCGATGCTAAACTATCGTTTCGGGTACAATCGGCAACGGCTTCGAGGGTCGTATTAGATGAATCTGGAGCCGAACTACTTCCACAGGTTCGAGGAAGAGCCATTTACCAAACAGCCGATAAACGTGAAATTCTACAAACGCCATTAATTACTTCGGATATTATCCATGAAACGATTGCCCCTCACATTGTAAAGAAGGAGGATATACTTGAAAGTTCAACAGTTGAGCCTACGAGACGAACAAATACTGTTACTTTTGAAGAAGTTTGATTTCCTTACTCGCGATCAACTTAACTCTTACTTTAAATTGGGAACTGTACGAAATACCAATTATGTTTTACGCAACTTATCGGAATATCTAAAGACAATTAGAGATGGCTATCAAAGCATTTATTATTTATCCAGAGAAGGCCGCGAATATGTAGATTGTGAAAAGGTCCGTAAAAAAGGCGGTCATGTGCAGCACGTTGTTATGCGCAATGAAATATGGCTACATTTTAAATGTCCAAAGGATTGGCGAAATGAGGTTAAAATTTCAGATGAAAAAACATGTGTTGTGGCAGATGCGGTATTCACTCGTAATGGTTTTTATCACTTTTTAGAAGTCGATAATTTGCAAAGCATGAAAGAGAATCGAGCGAAAATTAACCGTTATAAAGAGCTATCAGATAGCCTTGTAAAGCAATTCGGCTATTTCCCTACACTTGTATGGTTAACGACTACAGAACACCGCAGAAAGCAGTTAGAGAGCGCATGTAATGGTCTGAATTTCAAGGTGTTCACGATTAAAGACATCCTATAAGAGGAGGAAAATAAATGTTCTTCAATAAGAATAAAACAAAGGTTGTTCCTGCAAGTGAGTTTACGGATTATTCGGAGCGCTTTGAGGATTTGGAGAAAATGAGAGCTGAACAAGGTTATGCAACGAAAAAGGATGTTGTCGTTATGGCATCGATTCCAGCGTTAGGTGCTGCAGGATATGCCATATATCAAAGTGCTAATAAGGCAAGTGAAGTCGTTGCGACAACACCTATTACTGAACCGATAAACGTCCTGCAGCATGCCCCATTCCCGGAGCCTTCCACACTAACAGAAGCATATACACCATTAGTCGTTAATGCAACTAGCAGTAACTTAAACGTTATACCTACAGGAGTAATTGAAGATAAAACATTGGAAATGTTATCGGCTATATTTGATCCATTTATCCAAATTCTCGTTGCCGTATCGTTTCCGGTTGCATCCATGATTATGGCGGTCAGTTTTTTCATCATGATGTTCGGGATGAAAGAAAAAGCATTATCACTGATGATGAACGCCGGAATAGGTTATGTCCTTGTACAAATGTTACCTCTATTTAATTCTTTATTAAAAACTGTTGGCGAAGCGGTTTAATAAATGCGATGAATAGCAATTGGTAATATGGTAAAATGTTGGTATTTGAAATATTAGGAGGAATAAACATTGAAGAAATTATTATGGATCGGTGCATTGTCTGTATTACTTTTAACGGCATGCGGAGATGAGACAAAAGAAGAACCTAAATTTGAAGAAACAGCAGATACAACAATCAATGATAGTGAATCTGTAGAAGAAAAAAAGGCATGGAATGAATCGTTAGAGGAAATAATTAATAGTTCTGAATCGCCTTCTGAAAAGTTTTATAGCTTAGAAACAGTAATGATGGACGCCGAGATAAGCGAAGATGATGTAAATACTTTTAAGCAAGATATTCTGTCAGCTTATAAAGACAAAACATATTTAAGTAATCCAACTGATGATGAATTCATGCTAAATCTAATTTTCAAATCATATATTGTTGAACAAAACGTAGAAGGCGATTGGAAAGATTTCGCTTTCGATTTCCACCAAAATGTAAAATACGTTTATCGTGGAGCAGAAACTCCTGAAAGCGATAGCGTTAAATCTAATGAAGAACAAATGGATAAAGTGATCAATAAATTAAATTAACATTCTAAGCCCTCCACAACTAATCTGTGGAAGGCTTTATTTATGTCTATACATGATGTCAATAACCATCGTCCCCTAACAATAAAATTAATAATACTCTTTATGCCTAAAATCCACGCTAATAATATTATCGTCTGGCTCAACTAGCCTTATGAAATCGAATCCTTCGCTTTTAATAAATTCAATTTTCTCTTCATCGGTGATTTCTAAAGAGTCATTAATAATAGTTGTACTGGCAACTACCACCTTCCCATCAGGTTTTCTTGCAAATAAAAAACTCACATGATGATATACCACTATACTCCCCTCCTTATTACCAACTAATTTACAATAAGGTAATTAGAAAAGGAAGCAAATCTCCGAAAATTTCTTTTTGAGCTATTTTATATTAAGTAAACGTTCAATTTCCTTCATTGTATGGTTACGCAAAGCATAATTCATATAGCGTAATTCATCTGATATACCTCTTTGTACAAAGTAGTAAACCGTAACAGTATCATCTAATTTCTTTTCATCTTGCTTACGTAAACCGATTTTACCCATTTCATTTTTTAATGCTAACAATTCATCTTTTGCTTTCCTAATTGCCTGTTCAAAGAGTTTATCCATGACATCCTTCATCTTAAACGCTTCTGTATGCTGCCGATCTCTTTCCAGTGTGCGTATCATCAATTCAGTAATTATGTATTTGTGAGCTAATTCGCGATTAATAGTATTTAACACAGCCTCCACCTCATAATTATCATAACCATTTTCAGGCAAATAAAAAATACCCTCCACCATATTCTGTGGAAGGTACACTGTGTTTTATCCATCACGCAAAGTGAATAGCCAATTCACTACTTATAATATAGTGAATATGAAATTGTTCGTCAAACTTTTGAGTTAACAATTGCCGCAGCTGCTAATACCAAAATTTCATCATTGGTAATTGTACGATTGTTTAATTTATCGAGCCATGATTTGTGCATACCCTCGGCAATGGCATAATTCACAAGGATTTCACGTTTCGCTTTGCTTTCCAGAATACTTTTCGCAAGATCATTTAGCGATGGACTATTAATATCCAATTTACGCGCCCCCTTGTCCTCCACAGTAGAAGAAGTTGTGGAAGGCTTTAGTGATTTGCCTACTGCTTTTGCCAACTCATTTGCAATGGCACGGCATATTTTATCAAAGTCTCTACGATATAATGCTACATCTACACTGTCATTAACAAAGCATACCTCGATTAAGTAGCAAGGCTTATTTGTGCCTTTTAGCAGTCCTAAATCAGTACGGACTTTAACACCACGATTTTTTAGACCGGAAGCATTAGCAATTGCATCCGTAATCTTTTTTGCGACTTCTTTATTTTTATCGCTATATACAAGTGTTTCCGTACCAATTCCTCGACTGTGAGTACCGGGCGAAGAATTAAAGTGAATACTCACATCAATTTCACGATCAGTTTTATTATGCATTGCAATTAACCAGGGTATATTTTGCTTTGCTGATTTACTGACATTATCCTCAATGTAATTTGTTGTAATACCCGCTGCAAGTAATATCGCCGTCACTTCTTTAGCTACCCGAATATTTTCTGTACCTTCATCAATCAAACCGTGAGCGCCTGTTTTTGGTCCGTAGTGTCCTGGTGAAATAGTAATCATGTTATTTCATCCCCCTACGCTTCAACAATTCTTCTTGTTCCTTTGCCTTTTTCGTTACGATATACGTATTCTTATAAACACCATATACGACTAACGCAAGTGGTACTGCTGCCATTAAAACACCCAAGAATGAATCAATCGTTTCCTGTGTGAACCATGTTGAGTGTACGCCTAATGTTTGCAAAAATAAAAGGACTGCTCCAAGCAATCCTCCGAATAATGCGATATACTGTTTTAATTTATCAGCTGTCATTTATATTTCCCTCCTTAAAATTGACCCTTTGCCCAATATCCGATAATGGCAATCATAATACCGCCAGCCACTTGTAGGATTGAAACAAGCAAAGTGTTTTTGGATGTTTGTTTATTTTGAGCATCTGCCATTGCAATCAATGTTTTGTTCATTTCTTTTACGGTTTCTTTCACATAACTCATGGTTACATTTAGTTCGTTTTGCGAACCTCTTACTAAATCAATCTCCTGGTCCAATTCTCGAATTTCCTTTCGCGTTTCTGAACGATGCGCATTAAATTCTTCACGCAGTTGCCTAATTTGTTCCGCTAAAACCGCATTAGTCAGTTCTGCCATCCAACATCACCTCTTTGCTCGTCCAAAGACTTAATATCGCCATGCCCGAATACACGACAAATCCGGTTGTAAAATCCAAATAACCTTTCGCAATCAACATACCGGCTGCAATTGTAATCCAGAAGATTGCTGACATGATTAAGCCTATCCAACGAATCCTTTTATTTTTTAATATCAGTCCGATGATTTTAGTTACTGCAGCGATTAATGCAACGCTACCCACTAACCATTCATACGGCATAATTTGTTGTACTTGATTCCAGTTATCGGAGCTTTCGAATAAAAGAGGTGATGTAAATAGTACATATGCCCATCCTAAAGATACATAGGACAGGACGATTTCAACGGCTGTTACATTTTTCATAAAGTTCCCTCCCAATTTATCCACTCCCCCAATCAAATGACATAATAAAAGCCCTCCACAGATAATTGTGGAAGGCATGTTTTACAATAAACTTGTAGTTGTTAGTATTCGATAATTGTTATGTTTTAGGTATTGAGTAAGATGAGGTTTTATAATTTTGTCAGCTTCAGCATCGCTCATATTTTCATCAATAACAATATCCAATACAACATATTCATCTCTAAGAGTTGTTAAATCATGTACTTTTACTTCAATCATATTACTATCCCCTTTCATCTACTCATTTCGACAAAAGGGGAATAATTCCTTTTTATGCATAAAAAATAACACTAACCGTATGGCTGTGTTTTATATTTTTGATATTTAAATTTCCGTTTAGTTACTCAACATTTTGGAACGAATGTTAAGTTAATGCTGCAATTTCACGTTCCGCAATTTCAAGCTCAACATACGGTTTTAATTTTTCGGGTTGCACGCTTTCAATGGTGCGGACACCTCCCATAATGCTAGTTGCGTAAGCCTTTACTAATCTTTTTTCAACAATCGATAAGCCTTCCAAATGCAATTCTGTGTATTCTGCCATTCTAAATTACCCCCATATCCATTAGTAATGTAATCACTTTTATTTCAAATTCCGCTTGTTGTATATCTTCGGTAGAAGGGTTTAATAACTCATAGAGTAATTCCCCTTCCGTTTTTTCTAATGCTTTGATTTCATCTTCTGTCATAGAGACGGTTTCGACAGTTGTAGCATTAATCACTAATTTTTCCAAAAAATCACGCTCCCCATAATTGGATTAGCATTCCAGGGATAGCTATTCCGCCGTTTTTTTGTAAAGTGATTGTATTGGCGACTTCGCCTTTTACAGATCCACTACCAATAGTTCTCGATACGAAAGGAACGTTGTTGTGATCGGCGTAAACTACTCCATTAGAGATAAAACTAAAAGAGTTCTTATTTTCAATATCTACATCTAATCGCAAATACAGATTAGGGGATGAGGTTGTCGCCACCCCTCTAGTTAATAACATTTTATCGGCATTCACACTATTACCCAATTCTGTGGCTGTTACTCCGGCAGTACTGTGATAAAAATCTACATAGTTAAAATCTTGACCGTTAGATTTACCATTAATATTCATACCGATTCTAATATTTGCCTGTGCTGTAGAAGTAGGACCTAACAATCTAAATCTAAGTCTTTTGTATTGAGTTAAGTCTGTAAATTGGATTGTGTTAGTAGTAAGAGATACGATAGTTTCTTGTATTAATTTCATTGGTTTCCCGTTTAAAAATTCGTCTGGGATAACACCCATCCCATTTAAACTTGGATACCCATTTGGTTGTCCTTTTGCCGTCTCTAAAGCTTTAATTTTATTCAATTCAAGTTGTAATCCGGTGATATTTTTTATGGCGTGGGAATTTTCGTTATCTTCGTCCAAATGTTGAGTAAGTTTCGCATCAACCCCTGTTTCCTCATCCGTGATTTTTGCTATTTCTTGGTCCAAAATATCCATGTTTTCATTTATATCTGCGATATTGACATAATCCGTTTGGTCGGGTTTTTTCAAACCTAATTTATTTGTGTATTGCATTAACTCACCTCATTCCAAATTTGTAAGTCATTCCATGTCATACTGCTAACTTCGCCCCATTTTCTATTGCGTAAAAACTCCCATGCATTAAAGCTAAATGCATAATCAAATTGCAAATGACCAGGAGCGACAATTTCGATAGATTCTTTTAAACCTTCAATATTGTCCGGAATGCCTTTCGTACCAATAAACTTAATTTCATAAATTCCGGGTACGTTCGTTTTATTAATATCGACTTCACCGTTCGAATAAGCCGATGCCACTTGTTTAATTACTTCCTCTGTAGTCTGCGAGAAATTAGCAATATTGCGTGAAATTATTTGCTCTCGGCGTTGTTGATAATTCAAACTTGCTCGATTGCGAATACCTAAATCACGTTCGAATATTGGTAAACTTTCAATCGCTGTATCAATCAACTGATTTCTTTCAACTACTTCTAATTGTTGCTCCGTGTTACGAAATTCCCGGTCATATGACTTGATTACTTCCCGGATAGTTGATGATTTCCGTTCGTATAATGGTAGTCGCTTCAACATATCTGAAAAGTAATCTACTTCTGAAACAACTATATTCGTAATCATTTCCGATTGCGTTTGCATAATAACAGGTGATTGCAAAATCAATACACCAATTGGTTGCATTTCAGTAAAGACAATCATTTCAGCATTAGATGCATCAATTTTCACACCTACAACAGCTTGTTCCGTAATCGTCTCAAATAAAGCCGTTCTGAAGCATTCCCATTGGTGTAAATTTAAATCTGCCCAGGTATAGCTAATGACACCTTCCCACGTAGGATTAGGTATTGCATGCATTTATGCCACCTCATTTCAAACGCACGATCAGATAGTTTTTCGGGATTTTGTATTGACTGGAAATGTCAATAATCTTCGCAAATTCCGCTTGTGATTTAAATAGTAAATTACCGCCTGTGAGTGCATCAAAAATACCGATATGCGTAACGTTCCCCCAATTTTCATTGGCGATAGGAAACAGCACATCGGTACTATTAGACGTTTGACCATTTGAAGGTTCTACAAATGGTGCAAGCATTCGTTGATAACTGACTTGATTAACTTCTGTATTTTCGTTAAATAAAGCGATGTAAGCAGACGAATTAATTAAATGATTTCGCAATACTACATGCTTTAAATATTCCGTCATATGATTCATTCATTTATCCCTCCCATTACTGCTATCGCATCTTCTGCAATAGGAATGTTCGCTGTAGCGCCATTGATTAGTAAATTTTCGTAATCGAGTACACCTTCACTTTCGATGATTAACGCGCCAATTTGAGCATAGCTAACAAAATTAGTTTTAAAAGCTGACTTCGCTAAATATGCAGCGATAGTATTTTTAATATTTTCAATAACTATTCCTACTGTATAGCCCTCCACAAGATGAAGAGTTACATTTAAATTTAACGGCACTGCTAACGCGCTTTCAACCAATAATTCATCAACACCAAATGGCATTTCAGTGGAAATATGCTCATAAGTCGCGTTCACCAAATCTTCATCTGCGGGCAAACCATTTCGATTAATAATCACTACACGCATTGTTAATGGTCCGTTAAATCTAGGGAATACTTTTGCATCACCGACACCTAACACTTCTTTTGCCCATTGTTTATAATGTGCAGAATTACCGCTTTTACCTGGATTTTGTTTCCTTTCGAAATAGCGTACAATTAATGCTTCGTCTGTCTCTTCCTCATATCCAGTTGTGGAAGGCTCCGGATTGTAGACATTGACTAAACCAGGTAAAGTTGTTGGGAATTTATTAATCGCACCTGCAGGCACATTCCCGATAGAACCTGCAAACTCTGATTCAACTAGAACCACAACCGAACCGCTTGCATCAATTGTCTTGTCCTCCACAGATATGAAATTAATATCATCTGCTGAAACAACATCACCTTTTTTTATTTGAGAACCTTCTGCACCGGAAACGATAACAGGCACCATTGCTTTTGTAGCGAGTTTCCGCCTAACGCCTGTTTGTTGATAAACAAAGCGTGTCAGCTCATTGCCAGATAGATTATATATATCTAACTTTCTACTGACATTTTCGATTTTTAATTGTTGTAATTCAAATTCTATTGCCGCTGCCTTTTCAACATCAAAGACAAACGAACCGACAGAACGATCTTGTTCCTCACTGGTATTCAATAACATCCTAGTGAGTATTTCTTGTGCTGTTTCTGCCATTACATATTCACCACCATTTCAAATGCGCCTTCCACAGTAAAAACAGTAAATCTGATGTATAAATAATCATCGTTACGTTCGAATGACCATTCTGTTAGCTCTTCAATATACGGGTTGCCTGCCGCCGCTTCTGTAATTTCACGCTTTATTTCAGATTCTGCAAAGCCTTTGGGCCATATTCCGCCGATAAGACCTTCAATACTCACCGCATATTCCACATAGTCACCATCTTCTTCATAAATACGGAAACGGAATTTTTCTGTACGTATTAGCTTTTCTAACCACGCTTCAACCGCTTTTTTTCCTCTGACTTCAACAAGTTTTCCGTTGCGTGTAACAAAATCACCTTTTTTGTAATCAAATAAATAAGCACGACCATTAAAGGTGAGTGCTTCGTTTAATGTTTGATTTTCTTCGTTCACTAAATAAATCTCTACATCTTCGGGAAACATTATAATTCCACCGCCTTGTCAATCAAGATGTACATTTGTTGGTTTTCGGACGGAATCAAAATAACTAAATCATCTTTCTTTAACGTATCTGTCCATATGAATTTACCTTTAGCTTTTAGCGTTTGGGAATCAACGTTCAATGATTCGATAGTATGTGAATGATTTGCAGCAACATTGGTAACACCCATATTCGTATCATTAAATTGAATGTCACCTTCGTATATTTCAAATTCTCGCTCGTAATCATTCAGTACATGAGCTGCAATGATTAAATTTGTTTTATCCAAAATAATAGCTTCATCAATTGACACTCGTAAATCTTCTGGCGGCGAAATGACTGTTCCAATAATAAACCCTTCAAATTTAGGAACACTTTTAGCAACACTTTCAATAACGCCTGCTAACTCATTAATTGATTCTTCCATTTAAACCACCTCTAACCCTAATGTCATTAAATGAATGCCGTTTGAAATACTGTGTTGTGCATCCTTAATATAATAGTCACCAATCAATCCAGTAACGGGTTCATTTAATGTGATTATACGTCCTGCCACTGCTTCATGGTTTCCTAGCAATGAAATAGATCCGCTTTGTTGAATCTTGTTCATTTCTTTTAATAAGTTGTTCGCTACTTGTTGCGCCTTTGACTTTTCTTTATCGTCAATGGATTCAGAATGCTGCAGTAACCCATATTTGCTAACAGAAGAAGTGTCACGAACAGTTGCAGCAACCTTAGTTTTCTTTTCATCACCCGATACAATTTCAATACTGTTCTTCATTTCACCTATCGAAAGTGACCTTTGCGGATTGTGTAACGAATCCATTGCAACATTTACTTTTAAATCTCTCCACACAAAAACAGTAAACGTATCACCACGCATTTCAAAACGGTACTTATTGCCGCTTTGTTGCTCGGATATTAATAAAATATCCTTGATGATTTCGCTTACTGCCTGTGCTTTATATATCTTTTTAATTTTTATAGGAATGGAAGTAATATTTGCTTTGATGTTAAACCGTGAGCAAAGTTCACTCAAACATTCGCTTGCTGCTTTGCCATTGAACTGAATCGTAACACTGCTTTTATTCAGATAAAACGCTAAATCGAAACAAGTGTATTTTCGTGGGCTACGTCCGTTAATATCTTCACCTTCCACAATGCCGAAAAAGATTACCTGTGATTTATAACGTAACGAAACTTTATCGCCTACTTTAATAAAAGCCTGCGGAAGAAGTGCGCCTGTTTCATCAAATGGCATTTCAAAATTTAACGATTGACCTAATGTATCGGAATTACTGGACCATGATAGGTTTGCTGCAATATGGTTTAATTCGTAGCCTTCCACAGATAGAATATAATCCATTATCGCATCACCTTCTTAGGTATAAACTGTGTCAGACTTAATGAATACGGCATATCGCCCACACGATCATAGCCAAATGTGAAATCATCAATCGCGTACAATTCATTGTGAATTTCCCAACCGTCTTTACTTGTGACCACGATTCTGATTGGTCGGCGTTTACGTTTCCATTTTGTAAAGAAATCCTTGCCTTGTTGAGCCATTACCTTTGATTTAGCGAATGAATAACTTTTATTTGGCAACCAACAATTAAATGCTATTGTTTTCAGACCGGGTAGCCCCAAAACTAACATGTCCCCATCTGAAATAGTTGTAATTGTTTCATTGTTATGCGGGAATGACACGTCAAACGTTTCCGGGATGATGGGTAAATGCAATATTTCTATTCGGTTTTCATCAGTAAATACAATTTCCATTTATCATCATCCCCCTTTATCTATTTGCTAATGCTAGTTTTAATTTCGGTACAATTTCGTTCACTACTTCTGTTGCTGTGACTCCCTTAGCGTGAATGTCACCAAACTGAATATGAATCGTGTTTCCGCCTTTATTATTAAGTCCGTTTGAAACGTTCTGAATAACCTGTGTTGGTTTTTTAATCATGCCACTAACGTTATTAATATTCCCTCCGGATTGGCGCACTCTTTCTGCTTCTCTGGCCGGAATAATCATTTCATCTTTATGAATTTGCGCTACCATATCCGTTTTCACTCTGTCTGTACCCACATCAAAAGAAGGTAAAAAGTTTTTCACCTTGCTTGCTGCACTTGCAACGGTACTACCAATTGTGGAAACCCATTCAGGCATTTTAAAACTCGTTATACTCGATTTAAAGTTATCCCATTTAGTTTTCAACGATCCGAACCAATTAATAGCTGGCTGCACAAAATCAGAAACAGAAGCCTTAATTCCTGCAAACTTTTCTTGTATAACCGCCCACAATTCAACTGCTTTTGCTTTCACAGTGTCCCAGTTGCGATATAATGCCACACCGCCAACAACAAGTAAACCAATGGCCGTTGCCGCTGCACCAATCGGATTGGCTCGAATAGCTGTATTAAGACCGTGCATGGCTATGGTAGCGGCTCCCATTACAGTGGTTGTCCCTTGTAATGCTTTCGTTACTACCATTGCAATAGAAAGTGTTTTAAAGGCTACTGCAGTTGCTAAAATCCCCGAACCTAAAGCAATTACCGTTTCTTTAATTGGTGTCCAATGTGTACGAATGGTCAAACCAAATTCCATTGCTTTTGTTGCTAGTTCTGTTATTTTTGGAACAGCTTTTTCCACTGTGGACGCCAACGTATCAACGAACTCTTTACCTGTACCGTCTGCAGTGCTTTGTGCAATACTTGTTTGTAAATTTCGCCAAGATGACTTCATACGGTTTCCGATTGAATTTTCTACTGCATCGGCCGCCTTTTGAGTAGCACCTTCAAAGTCAGTCATCGCATCAGTAGAACCGAGCATTGCGTACATCGCTTTGCTTTCTAAATCTTCCCATTTTGTACCGAATAATGCGACCCCGGCTTCATTAGCATCTACTTGGTTATCCATGGATTGTAAGTCTTTCACGACCGATTTTGCTACTTCAGCAACGGTTGCTTTACCTTGATATTGCGCCTCCCACAAGTCTAGTGTGGATTGCGACATCAAGCCCATATAATCAGAAGTTTTATCCGAATTATCTTTAATACGAATCTGGAACTCTTTCATAACATCATTTACGTAATCTCAATATGTTCATTTGCATTCGCTACATGCAAACCGTTCTAAAAAGAACCGCTCCACATCGCTGTGAAGTTCAGACTATATCAAACTCTACTAGAGAGCCCTCCCGTTTCGAATGCGCTTGCATCCTACGTCTTTCGACTAGTCGTTGAACCTTCCTTATACAAGGCTTGGCTGCTGATTGTCTCGGTGAGATTTTCCAGCAATTAGAGAGGTTTCGATAATGTGTCGCCACATTAAAGCCCAAATTATTAGGTTATAAACTCCAGATTTTGCCCCACGTTCCATTATTCCAAAATACTCTTCAGCACTGTAGCCCATTGCCCCAAACAAGCTTGAGTATTCGGCTACGTTATCGAACATTTCATTTGAGAAGTTTAATCCTCGTTGTCCGCCGGCTGTGAATAGATCGAATGCTTTTTCTGCAGATACTCCAAAGGCTTCCATAGTGTTGTTTAAACCCCGAGTAACCTCATTTACGTCAGAGTCAAATGTTCTAGCAAGTAACATTGCATTTGCAGTAACATTGCTTATTTCTCCACTATCTAAACCCTTCATGTTCTGTTTAACACGTGAAATTGCCGCCGTTACTTCATCTAAACTTTCTCCGTAACCTCTGCTAAATGTATCAATAGCAGATTGTTTTAAGTTTTCAAATTCAGCAACAGTTGCGCCTGTTTGAGCTTGCAAATTTGCAAATGAATCATCCATACCCCACATAGTTTTTGCTACCCCGGCACTTAACATTGCAATGCCACCTGCGGCCAATCCGGCAGCTGCTTTACCTATCATTTTAAATCCACTTACTGCCTTCTTCGACATATTCTCTACGGTGTTTCCAACCTGTATGGATTTACGATCAAAATCAGATAAATTTCTTCCTGCTCTTTTCATACCAGATTGGAAATTTTGATCTTTTAATTCTAGCACTGCAGATATAACTCGTTTTGCCATTAAATATCACCGCCTATACTCGCACTGGAAATACAGGTGTAACGCCTTCATTTTTCTTTAAAAGCTCATTTTGGATTTCCAAATGCTTATTTTTTTCTTCAAGTTCTCCATCCATAATTGCGGCGAACAACGTTTTTGTATAGATAGGTAAATCATTGAGATATTCTGGCTTAAATCCTTTTTTTATAAAGTGACTCAGAAAGGCAATTTCATCATCACTTTTAATTAGTTTTTTAAGTCTTCTACCTCGACAACCTTACCGTTTTTAAATCCAGCTTTAGTGAAAGCAAAATCCATAATGTCTCCCGTTTCACCCTCTTCAAAAATCTTTTTAACGATTTCAAAAGGTTCTTTGCAACCGTACGCTTCTTGTAATTCTTTATTGCGCAGATTCGGTTCGGCAACAATCGAATAAACTAAGTTGTAACCTGCGTTGCCGTAAAGTTCATCGGCTTCGTTTTTCGGTAAATTAGGATCAATATTTTTAGTTGTATCATGAAAATCGTGTATATCATTTTTGGTGAATGAAAGTTTAACGTTCCCGTTAATACTTGGTACCGCTAATGTAGCAGTAATAATTTTGTCATCTGACTTTTCATATTTCACTTTATTCTTAATTAGTTCTTCAACTGAAATAACATTTGTCATTGTTTTACCTCCACAAATTCATAATAAAAAAGGCACAACATAAGTCATGCCTTGCTAAGTTAAGCTGTTAATGCTTGTGATTTAATCTCTTCAATAATATCAAAGTCTGCAAATTCAAAACCTAATTCTTCTGATAACAATGCACGTTGTTCGATTTTCGACAACAAGAACTCATTGAATGTTACATCTGTAACAGATACACGCTCTGTTCCGTATGCATCTGGGTCAGCTAATTTTGTTGTGATTGTAAACTCTGGCATTTGTCCAGATTTAACACCTGCTGCTAACATACCTGAACCACGTGAGAAAATCTTTTTAACGACAAGTGAACCTTCTCCTGTCCATCCCATAAATTTGCGCTGTTTTCCTGTTTCTTCTGGGAAAAATACATCTTCCCACTCAACGTTTACTCTCAATTCAATTGATTCTAAATCGAATAACTTTTCGCCATTAATCCATACTGCACCATGCGTACCATTAATGACACGTTTTGACTTACGAGTTGCCATTTATATACCCTCCTTTTACATCGTGAAGATGTCGAATGTTAAATCTTCCATTGCATCAGAAATCTTGACCTGTCCACCTAAGAACACATCATCACCGAATGACATTTCGCGAATTTGCTGATCGTCATAATCCGTTGTATCTGTACCGATTGATTCCCAAGCCAAACGTTGCGCTTCAACATCAATGAACGATACGTTGTTATAAGATGGGTCAAGAATTTGGTCGCCCATTAGGATTTTGAAATAAGCATTAACCGCCGTGATGAATAACACTTGGTTGTCATACACGTTGATTACTTTACCAATGTATTCTTTCGCAAATGTATCTCGAATGTCGTCCACAATCATATCCATCACTTCAACGATTTTCACTTTCTTGTAATCCGCTTTTTCACGTACTGTAAGTGTAGTTAAGCTATTCACAGCGCGACCAATTTTAATGTTTTCGCCATCATTAATTAGGATTAATTCACCGTTATTGATATCTGCGTCTGGATCTTCATGTTCTTCAATCGCTGTAACTTCTGGCAAGACATAATAAGTCGCTGATTGAGTGAATGGTAAACCGGCAAAAATACCGGCAAAACGAGCTGTATATTGTTGAGGAGTGTATTCTTTTTCCCCAACCCAAATACGTTTAGTTGTTGGATTAAGAATGCCCTTATCGTCAGCTGCTTGGTTCGCAATAACTGCTTTAAAGGTCTTTTTATCATTAGTACGTTTGGATTTAATCCATGACGCCAATAAGCTTGCTTCTTCTTCTGTCGCACCTGGCATAGCAGCATAGTTAAATTTGATACTGCCTAATTTCTTTAACTCGCCTGTTAATTCGGCAGCTGTGCCAATTCGTAACACCACCACTTTAGACGGTGTGCCTGCTAATGCTTGTTCGATATAATCATAGTTTTCTGGTGTCCAATCTGACGCTGTTAAATCCTCAATAGATTTTAGCGTTGTTGTGCCAGTTACCACTGTAGATGTTTCATCACGCAAAATAAGAGCAACGATTCCCAAAGCGCTACGTGAAATAGCGGAAACGGCTCTACTGTAGAACATGATATTAATTTGGGGTAGGCCCATCATCAATTACCTTCTTTCTTCATTTGAATGTGTAAATCTTGCATAATTTCAGCATCAGAACGCGCCTCTGCATCATTTTCTGCGTCGTATTGTTCGAATAATAGGTTGAAGCTGTATTCCAATATGCCATCTATTTCAATGACATCTGGCTCATTAATATTCAACGCTCTATCTGCTACGTATAATTTGTTGCCGAACGCTCTCGGTATCTCATATGTCTTATCCATGACATCCACAGACATATCAGGATCATCAAAGTTTGGAAAATAGAAAATTCGAATGTTCATAGTTTGTTCGAGACTTTCTTGAATTTGCTCCGGTTGATAATCTTCAAAACGAACTGTAAATGACGGTTGTACAAAACCTTTTTCGACATCTTGTGAAATCACAGGGATTGTAGGGAAAACAGCCCTTAGTTTATTAACAACGGCAATTCTTATTGTGGAAGGCGTAATCATAGTTTGTTTTTAGATAGCAAATCATCAAGCGCTTTACCAATGTACTTATCAACATCGCCGCTTGATTCAAACTCTGCCATTCCTTTCTCCAAAACTTTTTTACCTGGTGTAAAGCCAACTGTTTTCCCATGAACAACCTGTTTGTGCCCATATTCAATCAAATGAGCATGTGGGGCCGAATTAATTACACGTGTAACGAATTGCCCCTGTTTATCAACGAAGACTTTCCCTCGCTTGAATTTCTTATGATATAAACCTGTATCTTTTTTCACCGTCATTTTTGCTCGTTTCAATACAACCGATTTTGCACGATTTCCGACCTTGCCCATTACGGAGCGCATTGCCTTTGGAGATTCTTCAGCAGCATCCAGTAAATCTTTTTGAAAGTCTGTTAATCCAGTAATCTTCATTAACGCAACACCTCCTGGACAAATATTTCTAATGTCTCATTCTTTTCGAATGGATTTAAAATGAATCGGATTTCGTATTCTCGGCCTTTGAACATGATTTTCATTTCTTTTGCAATGTCTGTATTACCGCCATAACGAACAATGATTTTATGAGTAACATTCGTTAAAATGGTGTCTGCTGCCTGGGTTTGTAATGATCCTGTTTGCGGAATAATCTTGGCCCATGTGCTTCTAATTTTTCCGAAACGTCTAGTTACTTCACCGAATTTATTTTCAGTTTCGATATAACCGTGAATATCCACTTTGTTCCGCAGATCACCATTATTTAATTTGGGGATATATTTGAATGGTTGCATCTAATTCCCTCATTTCCGCAAAGGCTCTGGATAGCGCCAACGAATTAATTTGTGTGAGGAAGTTTGCGTTGAAATATTCAAGTGCATCGTTATAGGCATAACGGCTACGTTCAAATACTAATTCTTTGAATCGTGCGCTCGTATGCAGATCATAAAGTCCGCACTTGTCGGTTAGGTCCTCCACAGATGCAGAAAGAATGCGAGTTAAGTTGCCATCTTCATCATCACTTAGCTTCATGCGCTCTTTAAATTCAGCTAACAGCTCTTTTGTGATTTCATTCATTCAACTCACCGCCTATTCTTCCTCTGTTTTGGTTTTAACTTCTTCAATGTAGATTTTCTTATATTTGTTATCAGTGGAGGATAACGCTTTGAGACGTGCATTAGTCGCCTTTTTAGCGTCTTTGTGTGGATACTCATCGCCTACTTCATATTCGCGCTTATCCCTGTCCTCGAATGCTCTAATGACTTTATACATCGCTTATCCCTCCTATTAGTTTCAAAAATAAAGACCCCTTAAAATCAAGGAGTCTCGAGTGATGTTGCAAAATCAATATTCAAGTCATAAACTAATGCAGCTTTATTATCTTTTGGTTTACCGTTAGCAAACTGCTTGATTGTATAAAGAGTAGCATCTTCGATAGCAAGTGTTTGATCGAATTTCTTTAATTTATAACCGCCCGCAATTGCAGCTAAGTAACGTCCTTTTACAAAGAATACTGCTTTTCCAACTGGTATTTCTTCTGATTCAACAACTTGAATGTTATAAGGCAGCGCCATTACCCATTGTCCGTTAGCTGTTTGAATTGTGTTACGGAATTGAACGCCAATCACATCTACCGGATTAACCACCATAACTACTTTGTTTAATACTTTTAGTGATTTACCATCTGCATCAGTAGATAAAGCTTTAACAACCCCATAAAGTTCACCGGCAACAACTGTCCCTTTTTCTGAAGGTTTGAAAGTTAATGTTCCAGAAGATACTTTGTCTGTTACCGCGCCTGTATCTGGATCTACATCTTTCAATAAACCAACCGGCTCTTGAACATTCGGCCCTCTACCATTTACATAACCAAATTCCAAACCTACAGAGTAAGATTCTACAAGTAATGTTCGAACATAACGTTCAACCCATACTGGACCAAGTTCTAACATGTCATTTGGAATTACAGCAAACGCAGTCAGTTTGAATTGGCTAATTGTTTCTTCACCAAACGCTGCATTAACTTGCCCTTTAATATCGCCAAATAGTTTACCCCACGCAAAAGCTTTCGTAGGGTCAGAAGTAATAAAGCGAGTAACCGCTCCTAAGTCTTGTAACCCTAATGCTTCAAGTAACGGATGTTCTTGAACTAAGTCCTCAAATACACGTTCCTGTGTTGTTACAGGTAGGATAGATTCATCGGTAAACCCACCTTCTAAAACTGCAGCATTAAAGAATTTCATTTCTTCAGAAGTTAAAACGTTCTGACCGCGTTGTTGAAGAATCGAACGGTCAAGCATTTCATTATTTACTTCTTTCGTAATGGCACTAGCAACTTCCGTTTGTAGCGCATTAAAATAGTTTTCATACGCATCCGTAGTCTCTTGCTCTGTTACGTTTTCTTTCGATAATACAGCCGTTAATGCTTTCTTGGCATTTTGGAACTGTTCCGATTTGTTAAATTTAATAGTCATTGTGTAATTCCTCCATTTTTTAAATTAAAAAAGCCTAACTACTCTGTTTTGTTTAACAGGTGTCGGCTTTTCCGGTTCTTGATTTGTTAATTCATCAATTTTATTTTGCATAGCTTGCATTTGCGCTCTCATTTGAGTCATTTCTTCACTTTCATCTTTGCCCTCCACAGTTAATGCAGTAGAGGTAGCGAAGCCGATTTCTACAGCTTTCAATGCGCTGAACCATGTTTCCGCATTCATTTGTTCGGTGATTTCTTCACGACTTATCTTTGCTTTTGTCATGTAAACATCAACGATACCTGCTTCAAGTTCTTCTAACATATCTGCAACTTTTCGCATATCATTTTTAGTTCCCCATACAATATTTGAAGCTTCGTGAATCATCATCATTGCGCCTGTCCCCATGATAACTTCATCGCCGGCCATTGCAATAATACTTGCAGCAGAACACGCCCAACCATCAACGTGGATTGTTACTTTCCCTGGATGCTCTTTCAATCGGTTATAAATAGCAATACCATCGAATGCCGAACCGCCAGGGGAATTTAAACGAACCACTATGTCATTTGTTCCAGCTTGCTTTAATGCATTATCAACATCTACAGCAGAAGTTGAATCCCAAAACCATGATTCTCCGATATCACCGTATATCGTCAGTTCTGACACGCCTTTTTCTTCATCATGAGTAGCTGCGAAATTGTGTGGAATACTTGATAGTTTTTCATTGTAAGCTTGGTTTTTAAATCCGAATTTACGCTTCATTGTTATTATTCTCACCTCCTTCAAGTGAAGTCATTTCTTGATAGTTCTTCGTGATAAAGTACTCTTCCATTTGAGGTATATCCACTTCATCAAGACCTAGTTCTACACGGATTTCATTACCGTTAACAATTCCACTTGAACGTAACTTATCAATAGAATTTGATAGTTCGAAAATATCTAAGTAAGAAGCCGAACGAACAGAAATACAATCGCCATTTAAAAAATCCTTTTTCTCTATAAATTTAGCGTTTCCTTCATCACTAAATTTTTTGAGCAAAGGATTGACCGTGTAAGTTTTATAGTTTTTCGTTAGCTTTTCTACATCCGCCATATCACCACGAATAAGAGGGAGAGGAATACCAAAAGCTAACGCCACCTGGTCAAAGAATCCACCTGTGACTTTATTAATTTCTTCCACAGATTGCATGGCAACTCCACCGCCACTAAAATGTTCCTTGTATTCAAAGCCTTCTGTTTCAGGAACAATAGCAACATCTTTTTCGGCATACGCTTTATAGGCTTTATCTATAAAGTCTTGTACATCTTTCATAGCCTTGTCATTTTTAGCTGTAGCAGCCGCAATTTTTACAGTAGAGCGAATCTGATTTTTACGTTTTTGTGAACTTAAAATACGACCAAATAATTCTCCATAATCTTCAAACAAACTATCGATTAGAGGGGCTAAATTTTCATTCGCATACTTTAAATGCAATACTTCACTTTGCTTATAGGTTCTACCAAACGTAAAGCCATTTACGGTTATATCACTAAAAACATCTTCATATACTGCGTATTCTTTTCGAGTAAAGGAATCGGCTATCAATAGATCTTGATTATCAGATTGAATAATCAGACACTCATTCTCGTACGCCAATTTATACATAACCTTTTGCCAAAACGTACTTGCTGTTTGATTTAAGTTCGGACGTATATTTAAACGATAATACAATTCATTTTTAACATACTTCCCATCTTCTTTTATACGAAATTCCGACTGGCTGATGGTTCGTGCTAAAAAGGATGCGCATGTATCAATAGCTAACTTTTTCATGTGTACGCGTTTTGATACATCTTGAAATAGCTCTAAGTCAAATGAAAACTGAACATCTTTTCTTTTAAAGAATTCTAGTAAACCCAATTAGTTTTCACCTCCTTTTTAGAAATTGAGATTTGCTAACGAGAAGGAACTTCCTACCGTTATTTCATCCGCTCGATACATACCATGTACAAAGCAGTGGAAGCCGTCTGTTTTACGTTTAACTGGCTCTTTTTTTGCGTACTCTTTATTGCCCCGTTTATCGATAATCACGAGTGTATTATTCGTATACCATCGCATTATAGGATTGTCTCCAAATAGGATTTGTTGATTTGCAAAAGCTGTTTCAATTCTCGGTGCCAACAAACTGTGGATGGCTCTTGGATTACGGATAACTTCTACTTCAAAACCTTCTGCTTCAAGTAATGGCTTCAATATCTCCATTCGGAAATTATCACCAATAATTTTTTTTATAATATAATGCTTACTCATTTCAACAAACCATTCGACAATTAGCTGTGGTTGTATCGTCGGGCCTTCCACAACTGAAATATGCCCTGCTTGTTCCCATTCACGAATAGGTGCCAATTTCTTATGTGTAGTTGAATTTGGGTTGACTGGTTTTGAATATGCGTAATGCTTATCAACGAACTCTTTACGAGCATATGAATGAGTTTTAAACATATAATTTTCTTCATCACGGAACAAAAGACCGACTGCAGCAAAATCTCGGATGCTTGCAAAGTCCAAACAACCGATACATTCTTGATTGAGTAAATTTGGTAACGGTCTACTTGTCGCTACAATTTCTTCCCATGTAGCTACCGATTTTTCTAAATCAATTTTCGGTAAATTCATTCGTTTCGTTATGAACTCTTCATAGTTAGATGGATCTTCCTCAAGTTCTTCATACTCTTCATAAATCGTCTGATATAAACCTTCTGCATAATCACTCCGTGGTAGGCTCAACATTGGATTAGCTTTCTCCCACATATCCATATCATCAATTTCTGATTCTTCATCTAATCGACAAATGAAAGGAAACAACGAGTTCCAACGCGATTCACCTTTAAGTACCTTAATTGCTTTTTCTTTCATGTTGTCTAAAAAGCCATCTCTTACATATCCATCAGTACCAATGTAAAACTCACGTGGATTTGGGCGCTTACCCAAACCACTGATATGGACTTTTACATCAGCGTTATCCATGTATTGATGGATTTCATCGAATACAACAGCGCCATCACGCAAACCGTCTTTTGTATTTCCATTTGATGTACGGTAAGTAAAAATTGAATTGGTTTTTCTCGAGACAACTTTTGTTAATGTTGCCTTGAATGCTTTACGTAACATCTCGTGTTTCTTTACACAATTGTAAGCTTCTTTAATCGATGTTTCTGCCTGATCCTCACTGTTGGCCACAACCGAAATATCATAGTTTTCAATACCATGCAGCTCACTAATCAGGAAATTCCCAACAACAGTTATTAAACCGTTTTTACCGCCACCACGACCTAACATCCATAAAAACTTCCGGAATACTACACGATTGTTTCCGTGCCAAAACAAAAAGATGAACGCAATTAAGAATTTCTGAAATGGTTGCATTTCAAAATACCATTTCTCGCCGAAAGCGATACAATTCTCAATCATTTCATCTTCAAAGTAAACTTTAGGATTGTTTAATATATTTTTCTTCACAAATTCAATCAATAAGATTCGCTCTTTATTAAGCTTTATCTTACCTGTCTCGTAAAGCTCAATATACTCAACAACATACTTTTGTGAATTTACGTATTTTGTCATACTAAATCATCTGCGCTATAACCATCTTTATTTTCCGCGTTGTCTTCCACAGATGATGTAGGGGCAGCGGCTGGCAATGGATCCATTACAAAATTAAATGTTTTCTCCAATGCGATTAATTGTGAATTAATTTTCGCTTTCTCGTTCAACAAAGGATGACTTTTAACGAAACGTTGCTTTCCGTTTTCGGTGACTGTTGTAATTCCTTCTTCTTTCAACTTCACATTACATTCATGATCTAATTTTAAAAGTTCGATATAACGTTTCACTTTTTTTACTTCCAACAAATCTTCATCGTCAATCCGACTGATTAATTGTTGTTCTAATAATTCAAGTTCATTCACGATACCCCCCCTCTCTTTTTTAATGAATCCCCCTTACATGTGCGCGAAAAATAAAAAAAGTTTGCTAATTAAGTCCGCAGCCGGTCCCAGTGTTTTTGAGGTTTTTTCGAAACTTTTGACCGGGGGGCTACCATCTTTCATCATCAAATTTCTTTTCACGAACTGTTTGTATTTGTCCATCGAAACGGTTGTGTCGAACGTTGTGATGATAGCTGCACAGTGTGCGAAGGTTGTTTAAGTCAATAGCTTCTGCATATGTGCAATGTTCAAGCTCTTTGATATGGTCGACTTCTAATGTTCCCATCTCTGCGGTTGTTACCAATCCATTCTCTTTACACCACACACATTCATTGCCATCACGTTTGACTACCTGATTGCGTACACCATTCACACCACGCCATGCATTGGATTTGTAGAATCGTCTACGATCAGCTTTATCTTTGAAGTTGTATTGCATTGTTAATCAGTACCTTCTAGCTCATTATCAATAGCATCTAATTCATCTGCTAATGCTGCTGTATGTTTAGCAATAGCACGTAATTTTAATTGGAGTTTGTTCGTATCTGCTTCAACTGCAACTGATATTGATTGTTTAGGTTTATTATTTGATTCAGCTTTACGTTTCTCTCGCCACGCTTGACCTATAGTAATTAACCCTTGTACGTTCTCTTTCGTTGAAATGTATGGTCGCTTTAAATAGTCACCACATTCAGGACAATCTCTGAATCCATCATCTGTTAAACCCATTCTAAATCGATGGTTGTTCTTACATTCAATAATCGTATAGTTTACATTCATTTCCTCTTCACCTTCCCATTCACTTTCTTAAACGTGTCACGTCTTGTCCCCATGATTTCTTCCCAATCCCGTTTGGATAATCGTTCAGTATTTTTATGTTTCGGACGATGAACAGCATTTAATTTATCTCGTGTATCATCATCGATTAAATTGTAAATTTCCATGTGTTCACCGCCTTTGTAATTAAACTTAGCTTAGCACCAACTTGTCACAGCTTGACGCGGACATAATAAAAAGCCACCAGCAATTGCCGATGACTTCAATGCGTTATATTCGATAACCTAACAGCTTACAATCGTTGCCGACTTGGGTTTTTCTCTTAATATAAGAGAGCAAGGTTACTGGTTTGTTATCGTCCTACTCCTAACCTTTTTTCGGATAAAATATTTACCTCATTCGCGTTTATAGTCTGTTTAGGCTTTCGACTTATGATATATAAAGTAAAACTTATGTAATTCCCTGCTGTTTCCGCAACAGGGAAGTGTGTAATTATATATTCGTGAAAAGAACCATTTGTAAAACTGGTACAATATCAATTTACTACTGTTTTTTCAATACTTCCACAATGCTATGTGAAAAAATATTAAAAATAATTTACAACCAACCTAATTCTCTCGCTGTCCTATCGATTAATTGGTTTCGCATACCATACATTTTAGGTTTAGTGCTACGCATTTCATCAGCTACTGTATCCCAATCAATGTAGTTCGAGTCCTCTGAAAGATAACGAACATCAGCGAATCTTTTCAATTCATCTTTAGAAGAACTATAAACTTTATCGACAGCTTGGATTATTCGCTTGAAATTTTGATACTGCTCATCTTCCGCTAATAAGATAGCTTTATTTGCTGTTGTATCGCTGATGCGATTGCTTTTTCCGCCACCGATATTTTCATCGATCTTTTTATTTTCAGTGAGCTCCCATTCGCGAAATTTTAACTTTTTACGATAATCGTCAATATTCATCCAATATTCTTCGATTAATTTATTTTGAGCTTGTGATAATTTCATGGTGCCCTCCACACTTAATGAAGAATGTTCTTCACATATTCTTTAAAGTCAGTAATCTCGCGTTTCAACTCTTTTAAATTAGCAGCATCAGATTCGAATATTTTTTGCTGAATAATCAATTCGATAGCCTGCTCAACCTTTCCACAATATTTCCATGTACGGAAATCCTCGTATTTTTCAGTTGATTGACCTTCTTTAAATTTTGGAGATTTAGTTGGATCAATTATGTGACGTTTCTGAACAATAATTTGCATTCCGTCTGATGTTAATTTGTAATCGTCAGTAACTTGAATGTTTAGCATAGTGTTTCTCCTTTCGATTTCCATTGATTTAGGCGTTCTACTATCTAATTGGTGTATTTGTTAGGTAGATAGTTAAAACGCCTAGAATGATTGTTTAAATACGTTAAATTGATATATGTCTTATTTAACTTTCAATTTTTTCTTCATGCGATTGATTTCTTTAAGATTATTACTTTTCCATCTAACAAACGTTCTGGAGCCCATCGAAACAGTTGAGGCAAATTGTGTATCGGTAAAGCCCTTGATTCTAGCCAATACATATTCTTCAATTGTGAACTCTTTCGGCTTAGACCTTTTACGACGCTCTATCATTACGCCTTCTGTTACGCTGCCATCTGCTTTAATGATTTTTCGCGGCTTAATCAGTTTGAGTAATTGATCGCCTAATGACTTCATCTTTTCGCAATGCTCGCAGCTTTGTTTGGTATTGGTATTGTCACAAAGGCAAAATCGTGAAATGCGATTAACCTGTTCCAGAATTTCTAAACGTTTTTCCAGTAACTCATTATCAGTCACGATGTCCACTCCTCACTTAATTTTCTTTTTGCCGTTATTTCGGAAACGTGGTTTTCTGTTATCTAAAAGCAGCTTGTACTTTTTATTCAAAGCGCTATATGACTTTTACCAATCCTTGATAATCGCGTTTTTATTTTTGAGTTGATTCTTTAAACTGTAGTTTTCAGCTTCGATTTTCTTGTAATGCTCCCACATTCTTGTTTCATGTTCGGTTAAGTCCTTTTCGAATTGGTGCATGGAATCACCTCAATCTTCTAATTTGATAGCCACAACCTTATTGCCGCGATCTTGCCTTTTATTAGCAGGCATTGAGTACCAATAAATCGTGTTTCGTGATACCCCTCGAAATTCTGCCAATTCATCCAGTGTACCGATTGCTAACAATTCATCGCCTTTGTACAATGCATAATCGCTCGTATCTTTCGGTCTACCTCGATTAGCCATTTACATCAACTCGCCTTCCACAGATAATTAAAGGTCACTAGACTTTACGAATACACCGTTTACCATTTTTCCAGTACGCCCTTTGATTTCGTCATATGCGCAATTTAAGCATTCCTCTAAATCCATACCGTTTTGTTGAGCTAAGATGATTAATGTGACAACCACGTCGCCAATACCATCACGTAATGCGTCTTTATCATTACGAGCAAGTGCTGCTGCCACTTCCCCGACTTCCTCTGTGACTTTCAAAAATTGTTTACTAGAATCGGCCTTGTCCAATCCTTTATTCATTGACCATTGCTCTACTTGTTTGAATAATTCGTTCATATTATTTCTCCCTTTTACACAATAGTTTTCTCAAATTGTTAACTAAATCGTTTGTATAGCAAACGAGCGATTAGGGTACTTAAAACACATGTTTTTACACGCTTCTTCCGCTTCACTCGGATTGAAAAATGTATAGACTAGATTACTTGTACCGTCTTTTAAAATTTCGATTAATAAATAACGTTCCATAATTTAATTTCTCCCCTACTCAACAATTTGGTTCAAGTGTTTATTAACCTAGCTGTTTAGCGATTTCGTAAATTACATTCACTGTCACGCTGTTGCCGGCTTGTTCACATAACTTTTCCTCAGTAACGACCGATAATGCCCGTTCAGTGGCATCGTCCGGAAATCCTTGTAATCTCATACGTTCTTTTGCTGTCAAGATCATAAAGTTGCCTTCATCGTCCACTACACAACATTTCGTTTTAGCTCTTGCATTTGGCAAAGTACACATAATGCCGTCTATACGATAGAATCTGTCTTGCTGCGACTTATGCCCTTTTCCACTTGTATCTGCTTGAATGCTTCTAAGAATGCCATCTGTTGTTTTGGCGATAGGGAAAACCGGTTCGTTTCCGTACGATCTATGATGTCCAATAATGAACACTCTTTCTCGATTTTGCGGTTGTCCATGATGTTTGCTGTTAATAATTTGCCATTCGCAGTCATACCCCAGTTCATCCAACGTACTGATGATTGTTCCGAAAGTTCGCCCATCGTCATGGTTAAGTAAGCCTTTGACGTTTTCAAGGAATACATATCTTGGTTCAATCTGTTTAATTGCTCTTGCAGCATCAAAGAACAATGTTCCTCTGGTATCTTCAAACCCTCGTTTTTTTCCGGCAACGCTGAATGCTTGGCAAGGGAATCCTCCACAGATAACATCAATTTCCCCTTTAAATTCTCGCCATTGTTCGTCTGTAATTCCTGTGATATCATGTTCCGTCCACTCTCCATTCGTATTGTGTATGGCTTCATATGATTTTCTGGCGTATTCGTCCCATTCGACATAACCAATACATTCATGGTCTGCCATTTCCATTCCCAATCGGAAACCTCCGATCCCTGCAAACAAATCCAAGAATTTCACACTATTTCCCTCCATCCATCACCCTTCAATAACTCCACAATCGGTGAGAAGTGAGGCACCACAACCTCAACCTCTGCTTCATCATCGATTAATGCGAATCTCCGCATGGGCAACTGTATATTTAACGGCTTTCGCTCCCGTTTACGTTTATGCTTTGGCAGCCATTGCGGTATGCCGTTTTTATTCAGTGTTTGCATTAGAACACCTCATTTGTTTTCCTCCGCTCTATATTTCTCTAGCTCCCGTCTTAATGCGGCATTTTCACGTTTTTGTTCTCCAAGCTTCTTTTTCAGAGCTTGATACTCAAGATTCTTTTCATGTGCTGCTTTACTATGCTTTCGTTTCAATCGCAGTTCTTCGCTACGTAAATGCCCCATGACCCCTTTGACAAGCTTTGCGCTTACCACTTTCTGCGTCTCGCATTTTTGAATCAACGTGTTAAGTTTTGTCATTTAGAACACCCCGTTTTTCAAATAGTGCCTTGCTTGATATAAAAACCGGTGATACAAATTGTGAGCAATGATGTTTTTACTCATTGGTACAATTTCAAAGTTGTATTTCGCTTTAAATGACTCAAGTCGGCCCTTCAAAGCTTTCGGATCATACTTACTACGGTAATTTCCTTTTGCAAGGTTTTCATCAAAATTCGGGTCCTCCACAAACAATACAAACTTGCTATCCTGGCTGCGTATAAGCTCATTAATGAATGCCTGCTGCGTGTCCTTTTGTAAGTTGCCGCATATCTCGTCCAATGAGTTTTTACGTTCTACGAAACTATTGAAATATAAATCTCGTGTGATGCCATATTTAATCGTTTCGTCATTGCTCGGAATCATAAAGCTGTAATCGCCTGTATCTAATTTTTGAACTTTCATGGCAATGTTTTTCTGCTTGAAATATTCAAGAATGTGCAAAGCTGATTTTTCACGTGTGTCCATGATTATTGTTAAATGCTTTAGAATGGCATCGATCTCTTTGTCGTTGTATTTGTAGCGAATCAATAGCTATCCCTCCACAATCTCGAAAGCAGTCGCCTTTACGATTACAGAACCTTTAAAAAATCGTTGTGAACGTTTTGCTTTTGTTAATGTGTCGTGCGCCTTTACGCTCGCTTTTGTACTACTTCCACCGCCCATAGGAAAATTGATCACGTTTCCGTTTTCATCTACATTTGCCACGATGAACAAATCATTGTTTTTCGATTTCGTATCTAACATTTATTTTGCTCCCTTCGCAAACGCTACTGCCCTTGCATAAATTTCGTTTTTTAATTTTGTCGATTCATCATTTTCAAACTGGCGCCAGTCCTCATAAATGTCGTGCCACCCGTTGCCGTTCAACTTCGCCTGGTAATCTAGGAATAGATTTAATGCGACTGAATCATTGTTCAAGAAATTCGTAATCGAATCGTTTTTCTGCCATCCTGCAAATACGGTTATCATCTTCCAAAGAGTTTTGTCGGTAGCGCTCATGCCCTCCACAGACTTTAGATAAGCGTCAATCTCGGGAAAAATTGGATCAGCAGCCTTCAAAACCTCGTTTGGTATATTTTGATGATTCTTCAATTCAAGTTGGCCGTCATTTTTATCACGCTCAATAATTCCGCCAAATTTCCAAATTCGAGATAAAACGAATAAAACTATAACTCTCACCACTTTTCCAAATAATGCTAGATTCAAATTTCAAAAAGTAACTAAATAACCCCAAAATAACACCAAAAGTTATTTAAAATAACACCCCTCAAACCTTACAGCCACAAGGGATTGGTTAGTTTTTCAGTTAAAAAAGTTAGCATAGTTATCGTTATTTTGCATAAAGGCTCTATATATATATTTATTTTTATTTTATTTTTTTAATTAACCCCAAAATAAATAACTAAAGTAACTATTTAACTAAAAAACAACCTTCAAACCCTTGATACTATTGCGTTTCTAGCAATCTATAAAATAGTTATTTAAACTAACTTTAGTTATTGAGACAGCTTAAAACCGCCTGTTTTTTCATTTTCGATAACTGGTTCAGTAACTGGTTTTCGTTCAGAAATGGTAATTCCAACCAAATACATCTTGTTACCTGCGCCTTTGCTTTTTCCAAATCCTTTTGTTTCGAGCATCCGATAAAATGAACGATTGGAAATGGAACGTTCACCTGCCGCATAACACCAATTCGAATAAATATTGTAGAGTTCTTTTGCTTCGATTTTGGTATTTGTATCTTTTGGATTCATATAACAACGTTCTTCTAAGAATGGTCCGAGAATATCCATTTCTTCTTTGTAGTTTCCAGTTGCATCCACTACCACTTTCGGTTCTTTTAATCCCGATTGTTGCCATTTCAAGCAACCTTCGATGGCCCAATTCAAGATCCCGCTCATTTCAAGCGTAAGTTTTTCTTCAAGTTTTTTATCCCGTTGATGTGGAGCTAAATTTAAAGTGAATGGAATGATCTTTACACGACGCCAAATTCCTTCGTCAACTCCGCCGATAATCGGTTTATGGTTTGTCGTGAAGAAAACCTTAAACTCTGGAGTAAATTCGAAAAATTCTTGTCGTAAGAAACGCGCTAGTATTGGTTCTCCACCTGTTATTGTTTTAACAAGTGATTCCTGGAGTTTTTCACCTTCTTCAGATTCCACTGCCGAAACGAATCGACTGCCTACCAATCGGGCAATGTCGTTATTTGCACCGTCATTTTTCTTTTTGATGAATGTATCTGATTTAGTTTGCAAACCATAATCACCCATCATTGCTTTGATAATATTGATAAACGTTGATTTACCATTACTACCGCCACCCACAAGGAAGTACATACCTTGTTCAGAAATATCGCCTGTCATGCTGTAACCGATTAGCCGCTGCATGTAATCAATGAGCTCTTCATCACCTTTAAAAATTTGCTGAAGAAAGTTCAACCATGTCGGACATTTTGCGTTATCATCAAATTCTACATTTGCCAATTTTGATAAACGGAGGTCACGATCATGTTGCTGCAATTTGCCTGTTCGTAAATCTAAAATTCCATTTGAACAGTTGAACAAGAATTTATGCTTATCAAACTCTTCACGTTCAGCTGGAACCAACGGCATTAAGTCTTTGATACTGTTCATCCGAATGTTCCGTTTACCGCAAGAACGAGCCCACCGCACTTCCATTTCATCATCTGATTTTTCCAGTTCGCGCAAAACTTTATTAGCAATGCGTTCGATTTGCAGTTTGTTGTCGTACTTCCAACGCTTCCCATCCCAAAGCATCCAACCGATTTCACTAACGAAACGGATAACATGGCCGTATTCATAAGCGATCCGTTCTGCATTTCCTAATTCATTCAAACGGAATTTCTTTTTCGGTTTAACTTCCTCACCATCGTCTACTGCCTCTACTGTGGAGGACACATCAAATTCGGCATATTCAATTTCATGCTTATGGTCCAATACAGTTGTGGTAGTAGAGGTAATCGCTTTTGCAATGGTACGTTCGCCGTATGTTTCGCCAGTATCACCGTAAGTAATACGGTCCCATTTCGGACGCATGAGCGCTGTCTCACGCATCATAACGTCCATTCGTGTTGCGCTCTTTCCTGTCCAGAATGCCAGGTGATTACATAAGGCAATGTCTGTTGATGAACGATCATTGTTGATTAAATTTCCGTTGAACATAGACCGAATTTCATCACCGGCTTTACTGCGGAACATTCGCTCCCAAAGCTGCTCATTGGATAATTTAACTTCATCTTTTTCATAGTCTTGTAATTTAACAAGTCGGCCTTGTAAATCGCTGTCGTCAAAATATTTATCAAGAAATTCAACGAGTTCATCTGTACGTTCGATAATTTCATTTGAATTTTCTCTAATCCCAGTCATTGTGAAATAACGGGTATGCTGATAAATTTCCAATCCTAACTTGCTGTTTTTACGCCCAGTGCCACACACACTTTGTGGAAGGCTACCCTTTACAATGATGTGAACGCCTGTACCCGAAACAGAAAATTCGGTATAAGAATCTAGCATTTCAATTACTTCTTTTGCAAAATCACTAATGATTGGATTTTCACGATTTTCATCATCTGCTGCGTAGGTCACACAATGATCAATGTCGATTCCAACAAAACTGTCACGGCGACTAAATACAAAACCTATACCATCAGCATTTGAATTAGTGTATATTTTGGCCGCTGTCGCAAAAGTGGACCACGTTCTCGGGTCGTTTGCTCTTGCCTCTGCTCCCTGTGCCAGTGGGTCAGCTTGATATGGAATTTTTGTAAACTTTCCATTTTCTTTTTTCTCTGCCTTCCACAAGATCCAGTTGGGCATGTTCTTAATTTCTGATGGAATTTCATTAAAGTTGTATGGTATTACTTTCATGCTGCTCACCTATTTTCGTTTTCCGTTAAAATACTCGCTAAAATCGCATAGCCGGCAATGTCTTGTAATGTATCTGCAATAGATTCATTTACTTGTGCTTCATTTTTGTTTAAATTCTTAAGCCTGCGCAGCTTATCATCTAATCGAATGAGCACACATGTTAAACCGTACTCATTAAATTGTTCTTCAAATGAATTACCGTAATCTGCATTTTTCTTTGCTAATAATTGTGCTAAATCGTCTGTCTGTTCCTGTATACGCATTGGGTTTATCTGCATTTTTACCTCCGAAACTCGTATTTTGGGTATAAGAAAAGAGAGCCCCGGAAAAAGAGCTCTCTATTTAATTTTTAGAACGGTAAATCATCTTCGCCAACTTGAATTGGCGGACCATCTGGTTGCGCTGGATCTGCTGAAGAAGGTGCAACAAATTTAACCTTCGCCCATGTCTTATTGTTTTTATCTGTCTCATGCTTCACATACGCAAGAACTGATTTCCCGATGATTTCTCGTACAACTACATCTAAATCTAAATCCATCTTTCCTTTGTAACCACAAGCCACAAAGAATGAATTTCGTTTCTTTTCAGTGTCCTCGGCATAATCGGCAATTGCGCTTGTTAAATAAAGCGTATTGTATAAGATTTTTGCACCTTGATGTTTTTGTTCAATGTCCGAACGGATCTCAACGTCAAACCCAATTGAGTATTGACCTTGCCACTCTTTTGCTTCTGCAGCTACAATTGTCACCTCATATTTGCCTTCTTCCACTAAACCAAACCCCGTTGAAACATTTGCTGAATCGAAATTAATTTTGAATCCCATTATTTATTTTCCTCCTTGTTTTTCGTCTCGTTTTTAATTGGTAAGATTAATTCATTTTGCAAGCAGCCAGAACGATCATCTAAGTGATTTTTGGCATACATTGATTGATTGCCTTCTAAGATAAAACCACGAGTGCCGTCTGCTTTTTTCACTAAGCGTGCTACAACATGTTCAATTCCCATGATGTGATTGACTATTTTATCGCGAATGTCGGGAATGAATTGGTTATACTTAGAACCGCCTTCTTCCACAATTTCACGTGTAGTTTCCCAAGCTGTAAAAACAACATTTGCATCAAGTGCATTAAATGTTTCTACTAATTTCAAAAGATGGTTATCTAACAAAGCGTAGTCTTTTAATTCAGGCATTCCGCTTTTTGTTTTTTCGCCTTTATTAAGCAGCCATAATTTTTGGTAATGCGTAAGATTATCGATAAAGACATTGTCATAATTCGCAATGTTCGCTTTGGCCAACGCGTAGAATTTCAAAATACTATTATGAGCATCTTCACCGTCAATCTTTGCTACATCGACATTTGCATGACTTGCTAAAACTTGGCTTGTACCGTCAATATCCAAGACTAATGTTTTACCTGGTAAGAGACGTGCGACTGAAGTTTTGCCGTCTCCAGGTTTGGAATAAATGATGGCATTTACTTTTTTACTTTTGGTAATATCTGCACCATTTTGAATTTGCATTATTCGTTTTCACCTACTTCCTCAATGCTCATTTGACCATCCGGCGCTTCATTATCCGGTTTGCCTTCCATTACTTCTTTTGGTGTACCGTATTGATAAGTTAAATCAACCAGGAAGTATTGACCGTATTTGTTATACTTTTCGCTGATTTTGTTCATGATCAATGCTTCGTTTTCTTTTGCAGTTGTTACAATTTCCTCTGCTTCTTCACGTGTATCTGCATAGTGCTGTTCTTTTTGATTTAATAACTTCTTCATTATTTAGCCACCTTTGTATTTGTATTTGGAAAATTAACAACTGCATCTGGACCATCGAATTTAATCGCCATTCGGTCATACCATTTCGCAGCATCAATTTCAGTTTCAAATGTTTCGCATAATACTTTTTGCTTGCGAACAATCTTTGCACGCCATTTACCGCGGTTAAAATAAACCCCTAAATATTTTGATGTGCCTTTGCCTTGTGCCTTTGCTACGTATTGCGTTTCAACGATTGGGTCTTCTGTTACAACTGTATAAGTTGTGCTAAGCCCTGTTGTTGAAGCCTTTAAATCTACTAATGTTTTACCTTTTACAATGTCTAGGATGATTGGAGTGATGCTTTCAAATGATTTAAAGCGATTAACAGTGAATGTCTCAGTATATTGATTCATAGTTTGTTCCTCCTAAAAAGTTGTGGAAGGCTTATCGAATCCGAATCGATTCCCCTTGTTGGATTTCAACACCATTTATTTCAGCACCATTCTTTAACTCTGCTAAAATGGCTTTTTTATCGATATTCCGTACTTCTTCCACAGAAACAAATTGTGGAGGGATAACCGCATCATCAACAACTTTTAATGAAGGTGGATTCTTTTGGACAGTGAAATTGAATTTCTCACCTTTCACTTTTGTTTGACCAGCTGTTACCATTGCAAATTGCATATTCTCTTTCATGCGTTTAATGGCATTCTCTTCAGACTTAGCACTTTCAAGTAAACGTTTTGCCTCTGCCTTTTTACCATCAATATTTGCCTGGCGATTTACAATAATCATTGCGTAGTTTTCTAGCTTTTCAGCAAGTTCACCATCGATTGCGTTTAACGCTTCAATGAAAGCTTCTTCTGGAGCACCTTCTTCAATTAATTGCTGAATCAATTTATATTTATCTGCGATTTCGTAGATTGTTGCCATTATTCATCCCCCTTTGAATTTAAGTAGTCGCAATACTTCTGACACTCTTCTTTAGTTTTGAAAAACGTAGAGTAACTTTCGATTGATTCATAAGGCATATCTTCTTTATAAACTGCTTTAGCAAACTGAGAACTTGAATCGAATCGACCGTATTCATCATTGCTATCGAAATTATTAATTTCGTACCAGGCACGCATACCGTCACGAATGTTAAATTCGACTTTAATGTACTCTTTCGGTTTGTAGACTCTTGTAGATGCAGCACACTCACATTTTTCTGTAGCATCTTTGCCTAAAGGTGTTTTATAATGAATTCTTCTTTGTGCGTCACATTTATCACACTTAGAACCTTGAACATGTTCTGGATAGGCTTTATACATGATGACTTGTAGATCTTTTGTTAACTGAGAAAGTCGTTCACGCCTAACTTTTCTTTCTAAATCATTACGTTCAATTTCTAATTGTCTTTCTTTATTAGCAAAATCCCTTTTGATTGCTTCAAAATTCTTTTTGACTTCTTGTAAATCAGCATTTTCTTTCAACAAAGTTTCCATCTTTTGCTTATATTCATTTCTCACAGAAGCTAAAAGAGAAGCTTTAAATTCTGCAATTTGCATTTCAAATTCATTAGGTTCATTGTAAAAATCTTCATCATATCCGAAATGATTTGTCATAATTTCCTCCGATTTGTGATAAACTATCACTGTCTTTTGTTTTTCCTAACCACTCGTTTAAAGGTTGCCGCCTTTAGCGAGTTTTTAATTGATGCGACCCATCTTCAATCAGATAACGAATGACATTATCCTTGTGGATGACCTCATCAAAGTTATTGAGGATGTATTCCTCACCAGGTACGATTTCGGTACCGTATTGATCTAGCATCATTACTTCACAATCACATTGATGCCTTCCACATTCATTGCAGCTGTTCATGCATATCTAACCCCTTTAACTCGACACTGATTTCAAACAATCGTCTTTCGCAACGCTTAATTTCCGCTTCATCATTATTTTTACGTGCATAATTTAATGAATCTAAATAGTAATCTTGGTCAGCTAATATTGAGTCGCGTGCCAGTTTCACTAAATCCGATTTGCGGAGAATCTTAATCACTTGTTTCATACTGATCGCCCCTAACATTTTAATGTTGGTTGTTGCAATGCTAATTCGTAGGCTGCTTGTAACTGTTCAAGTTGTGTCATTTTGAATCACCTTCCAATGCTTTACGTGCTTTTCGACCGTTGTCCGCTAAAATTTCCGGTGAACTTATATCTGAGTACGAATAATTAGCTTTATCTACATAAAATTCAAGCGCTTCACGTAATCGTTTGTTTTCCATTTCTAAAATCCACTTTTGTTCGATTAATTCACCTTTATGGCGATTAAGGATTTCGTTTTCCTTTTTCAAGAACTGCTCACGTTGCTGACGTTCTTCTTCGTGTTGCCTAACGCTCAATTTCTTCACCACCCGATAAATCCACATCTTCTTGCATGAACGCTTGCACAATTTCACGTGCATCCATCAACCCGTAAGTGCGCTGCTTTAATGCCTTCCGATCCTGGACTTTTTCGTTTACCGCGAAAGGTTTTTCTTCTACATCGTTTGCAATTTCATCTGCTAAGAGTTGAATTTCCAATTGATTTTGTGCTATCACTTCACCGATAGAGTCGAAAATTACGTCATGTTGACCAATCCATTTGAGACATTCGCTGAAGTTAATTTGTAACGGCTTTTCCTTGTAATACTGCGTGTTTTCCGCTGTGTCATGGTAAGTTTTCAATACGCCACCTTGTTCTGTTACGGTGATGCTATGAACTTTGCTATCTCGGTAATACATTGCGTAAATTTCCTGCTGTTTGCCTTCCACAATCAATACTGGCTTCATTTATTTCACCCCTTTTAACATTGCTGCAAGCGATTTAACGCCATCATCTGAAAGAACTAACTTACCGCCTAATAAAACATGATTATCATCTGATACTTCACCAGTAACGGCACAAGTCATATTTGCCTTGTACTTTTTCAAGATGATCTGTTCGCCATCAACAAAGATTTCAATTGCATCTCTTACCTCAATGCCCAATGTGCGACGTAATTCTATTGGTAAAACCACACGACCTAATTCATCTACTTTACGAACGATACCTGTACTTTTCATTTTGTTGTTTCCTCCTATTTTCTAATAGCATTGCTAGATTCATATAAACGCTGTTCTAATGTTTTCTTTTTTCTACTGAACAATGAATACTGTTCAATCATTTCCACACGTTCACTTGCTTCCATTGAACGCCATTCACGAATGTTAATTTTCATTTTGTTCACCTCCTCTAAATAGTTCATCCACAGGAATTCCAAAGAACTTGGATAATGCAAAAGCTTCTTTTAAAGTGAAATCTAATTCACCTCTTTCTTTCCTGCTGTAAGTAACACTGTGAATCATCAACCTTTTAGCAAGGTCGGCTTGCTTCAAATTGTTTTCTCTACGAGCGATGTAAAGATTATGATGCATGTAACTCCCCTCCTTTATTTCAACCATGACCAACTCCTTTACGCCTAACTCCAATAAGATTGGAATCTGTAGGTAAAAAAATATCCTCTATTGGTAAATCAAATAGATTGCTAATCAAAAACATTTCATCAGCATTGAATTTAGATTTGCCTGTTTCTTTATTATGGTAAGTTGTGTAATCAATTTTTAAGATTTCTGCCATTTTTGCTTGAGAGAGTTTATTCTCTTTTCTGATTCTCAGTAAGTTCCACTGCAATTCTATTAACCTCCTTTCATTTGGCTATAACAGTATATTATTCCAATTAAATTGGAATGTCAATGAATATTTCCAATAAAATTGGATATAATTATAAAATAGTTGAATTTTATCATCAAAAACCGCATGATAATAAAGTGGATTCCAATATAAATGGAAAAGGGGTGAAGTTAATGGAGAAGGCAGAATTACTAAATTTTATCGGTAACAAGATAAAAGACTATCGATTAAAGAAGAAATACAGTCAGGCAGATTTAGCCAAGTTAATTGGCGTAACTAACACATCGGTATCTGAATACGAAAGAGGCAAAGTAAATATTGATGCAGATACTTTGTTTCAAATTGCCGATGTGCTAGAAGCTAAAGTAGATGATTTCTTCCCAGCTCGTAAATCGGATTCTGAACCAATCGATTTAATGAACGAATTTAGAAACATAAACTTAGATGCCAAATACTTACTGATGTTCAAAGAGATGTTCGATAAAGCAAATTCCATGAATGAAGAAGAGAGAAAAAAATACTTAGACAGCTTAAAACTTACGATAGAATTCCATGACAAGTTGCGCAATAACTAACGATCTTGCGATAGCTCAAAAATCAATTCGATAAATTCAACTAAAATTATTAGTTCATCTTTTGTCATAACATCATCGCCGCCTTTAAATTTTTTCATGTGGAGGGTATTCTGTTGGCTTACAAAGTCGGTAAATGCCAACTCCCCATCCTTCTACACCGAACAGGCATGAGCCAACAAGAATTAGCTTTGCGTTTGGGCGTTACAAGACAACAAATAAATAAGTACAACAAAAACCGTGCCGTGATGTCTTACCAGGTAGCTTATAATGTTTCCGTAATTCTTGGTTGCTCCATGTCTGAATTGTATGAGTGGGAAGTTGAGCAATAATGAGTAGATTCGTTCTACTCACCGGCCCATTTGTCAGCCAACTAGCTTACAGTTATATTAGCAAATAAATTACAAAAATAGTTTGAATATAACAAATAAAATTAAATTGAAACAATATTGCTAATTTTTGTATCTATATAGTATCATAAATGGGAACAGTTGTTCTACTTTTTATACCAAAATTAAAATTTTAGGAGGAAACTTCCATGTCAGTCTACAAAGATAAAGAACGAAACACCTATTATTTTATTACACGGATCAATGGTAAACAGGTTAAGCGGAGAGGATTCAAAACAAAAAAAGAAGCACTACTGGCAGAAGCCCAATTGGAAAACGAGGGTAATGTAGAACAAATCATTTCATTTGAATTTATAGCTGATGAATATATGAAATGGTATAAAACACGGCGTAAAGAATCATCGTTTAAAAAACTTAGAAGTGTAATCACTGTTCATTTAAAACCCTACTTCAAGAAAAAGGCGTTACACACGATTAGACAAAGAGACATCATAAAATTCCACGATCATTTAATTGAAACGAAATTAAGTGCTGCTACCGCCAAAAAAATACATCAAATTTTATCTGCATTATTTAATTTTGCTATTAAAAATGAATATACAAAAGACAACCCAGCTCGCGTTGTGGGTAATATCGAAATGAAAGAAAATAAACACATGAATTATTGGACACTTGATGAATTTAAAGCGTTTATAAAACAAGTTGACAATATCGTTTATCACACTTTATTTATGACCCTTTACTATAGCGGCATGCGTACTGGTGAATTGGTAGCTTTAACCTGGTCTGATATAGATTTCACCAACAATACGATTAATGTAAATAAAACTTTAGCTGGCACTAAAATTACAACTACTAAAACCGAATCATCCACACGGATCATAACAATGCCTAATCATATTATGCATTTGCTAGGAAAGCTCAAATTACATCAAGCATCAAAATATGGATTCGAACCGAAAATGAATTATTGTGTCTTTGGTAAGTTTACCCGCTACATGAGCAAAACTGCTTTGGATAATAATTATAGAAAATACATTGAACTATCTGATGTAAAAAGAATTCGCCTACACGATTTTAGACATTCACATGCATCGTACCTAATTAATAAGGGTGTTATTATTTCAGTTGTAGCTGCACGTCTCGGTCATGCTAATGTATCAATGACACTCGACACATATTCCCATCTTTATCCGTCTACCGAAAAAGAAGCGGTTGCTCACATGGAAGATGATTTCAAGCCTGCACAAATCATCGAATTCAAACAAAAAACCGAGTGA